CAATTAGCGCACCGTACAGTATAAGATAACGACACACAGCCAAGAATACATTGCTCGTATTCGTGTTAGACAGGTACTCGAGTGATGCGTAGTACAGAATCTCTAGCGTGTAGTTTGTGTCTGGAATCGGCGCAAACCTGAACTCTGTTGCCAGAATTGTGTAATCAATCGGAAAGCCTGACTCTGTAGACCGAGTATTGCGGGAGAACACAGAGGGAGAGACGTAACTAATCACCCTAACCGGATTGGTCTGGATGGTTAAATCTCGCACCTCTAAAAAGTCAGAAGGCAATGCAACAGTAGCATCGCCTCCGGTAGTTTTTGTCGTTGCCGACTTCATCATCTGTCTAATCCGCAACTCTCTACGGATACGGGTTTCAGCTAAACGGATGAAATCGGGAATCTGGGCTGTCAAATCCGTTCTTGCTAAGTAATTAGCAATAGTCGTTTGCAGCGAACTATAGTCTGTTATTGCCATATTTTATGTCATCCCATCCGTATTCTTTAGTCCCGATATGCTTTATCAACGGGGATAGATCGTGGTCAACGTATGTGTCGATACCAAAATCCTGCGCTTTGATGCAAAAGTGTACGTCCTCACCGATAATGCCACCCTTGTCTGTCCACAATATGTCAAACCAAGGTTTACGCATTGCCTTCAAAGCCTCGGCGCGAGTCAGCGTTACACCAAACCCTACAGCCGTTACTTTCTCAATTCCTTCCTTACCCCTAGATTCTACCTTCTCCCACTCATGCGAATCCTCTTTTATATGAAGATGCAGGGCAGTAGGCAAAATAGGCTCTCGGCGTGTTGTAGCATTGACACCAAGGATAGGTACGTTCCGGCTTAACATGACTTCTAGCGTATCTGCCGGAAACCGCATATCCGAGTCAATCCACAAAATAGCCTCTGCACCTTCCGCTAACGCTTGGTCTGCCAGACTCTCTCTCTGGCTAAAGATTAGCGTACCCGGCATCTGGAGAATGATAATCTCATCATCCGTAGCGCGAGAGTGGTATCCAATCAATTTAGCTAGGTCAAAACAAAAACCCGACATGACGCTATCACGGCATGGTACACAAATGGCTACTTTCATAATCTCCCCGGTCTTACGCGTAAGTAACGATTATCTGGGTTGTTTAGGAAAGCAGCAAAGGCTGGCTCATCCATAACAGCGTATCCACGCATGATACCCATTTTATTCAAATCGTCAATCACCGCATCCGGAATTGTGGCGATGTGGGTTAAATCCCCCCACCTGTCTAATGACGTAATGTCATTAAACTTTTGTTTGTTCACCTCGATAATGTGCGAAATATCCTGCTTAGTTTCTAGGATAAGTCCACCGTCACCGTCATGGTGCGCTATTGTATGTTTGCCTGATTCAGCGTCAACAGATAATAGTTTTTTCATAAGTCCTTAGCGGGGAGAGCCTAAGCCCTCCCCTTGTTACATTACAGCGCTGGGTTGATGTCTGTTACCAAACCATGTGCAGCTTCGTTACGCATTTCCAAAGTCAATTCAGCGAGAATCTGTGTCTTATCGCTGTCTCCGGCTTTTGCCAATTCGTTTGTGGCGAATGGGCGCAGATATGCTACTGCTGCGTACTCAGGATCAAGTACGAAAGCATCACGGCTACGCATAAAGCGCGATGGGACAACAGAAATCGAGCCAAAGTCTGACAAGTAAACGTCAGCAGCACCGATAATTGTTGTAGGAGCATCGGCGGGAGCCATGTAACGCTGCTCGGCGATACCAGCAAAGGTAGAAACCTTCTGCTTTGCACCAGTACCAACCAACAATACTTTAGGCGAACCACCCGAATCGTACACTTTCTTAACGACATTCTTAAGCAATGTCTCGGTAAATGTACGCAATGCGCCATCCGAACGGGTAGACACACCGATAGTCACGGGATCAACACCAGACGTACCTTTGTCTGTGTTTGTCTTGATCCATGACAGCATAGAACCCATTGTACGGGCTGTGGTGCTGTTGCCAGCACTTCGACCTTGGTTAGCACAAAGGATTGTCTCGATGTCACGCTTCAACTCGGACGATGCGCGAGCAAGTTGATATGCCTTCTCAGACTTACGACCAGCTTTGTTAACTGTTTCCAGAGTGCCGGAGACTTGAATAGTCTTTTGGACGATCTGTGTGTAGTTACCAAGGCGTGAAGTAGGAGCCATAGTAGCTGAAGTTGCGTCTGCACCTTCAACAGCAGCGTTAGCAGTCGTAGCGGCTGCCAATGTGTCTGTCTGCCACTCATGGTAAACAGCGGTTGCCTTAGTACGGGCAAGCGTGTTCAGCAAAGGAGTGTCTGTAGGGCTGATGTCGTAAATGACATCGGTTAGGTCTTCGCGCTGACCAATTGCGCTGTGTGCGGTATATGTAGGCATTTTAAATTACTTCCTATAAGAATCGTTCAAATACGTTTGCAGCATCCGCAACCCTTCCGGTCTTGCGTAACTGCGCTTGTGCTTTTTTAGTCTGTTCAGCGTTAGGATCAGATTGACGCGATACTCCTGCCTTGAACATCTTAGGCGCTTCGGCTACCTTTTTCGTAACCCCTGCCTTGTTGCTCATTAGCTTTTCGTATTGCATCGCACGATATAACGTCAGAACAGCCCGAGAGTCGTACACGCTGGCTAGTTCTTCATCAGACCACCCAATCTTCTTTGCATAGTCTCGTATGTCTTTTTTGACTTGTACTGACTTTTGCTCGTCTGCATATTCAGGAATAGCCTCGGCTAACTTTTGCGATTCCACAGCTAGGAACTGGCTTAAATGCTGAGACTGTTCCGCTTGTTGCTGTTGAGCAATGCGTTGTCTTTCTGCGTTAATTGCCTGTAACTGTTTGTCGCGCTGAGTTTGCTCCGCTACCTTGACTGCATAACCGATAGGGTCTGTTTCTTTAAGAGCCTCCAGATTTTCCTGCGGCGCTTGACGCAATGCGTTTTCAATTGCCGCAAGACGTTGCTGGTACTGATCTCTCTCTTGTTTTGCTTGCTCGATTACTGCGCGTTCAGATTCGACCTGTTTGCGCTGCTCTGCGAGTGTTTGGGTTTTCTTTGTGTAGTCTGCCTCACGTTGATAACCCTTGATTAAGTCATCGAGCGTCACCTCTACTTCTTCGCCACTAGCTTTCACTTTGTAGCGCGGCTGCTCGTCTACTTCCTCTTGGTACTCAACGTCATCAGAATCGCTTGCTGCTTGCGACTCATCAGCGTCCTGAGACACCTCTTGATTGTCAGATGCGGTATCTGGTTGCTCTTGCGAGTCCTCACCACCCATTAAACCTAAAAATGCTCCGGCGGCTTGATCCACCGATAGCGCTCCACTACCCTCTGCGGGTGTCATGTTTTCGCTCATCTTACTAACCCCAATATCATCGGATACCGTCCGACACGGTTTTGCACCTTATGGCGCATATTCAAAATATTTTCCACTTCTTTTCGTCTATTAGCTTTTGATCGGCAATAGCTTGGAAGTGGTTAACAATAGAATCGACAGCCCTGTTAAGTTGATAGGCTGCCTCTCTTAAGTCTATGTCTTCTGGACGGGAGTTAACAATCTCATCCATACAGGAATTCTTAATCAGAGCAATCTGCTCTTTGAAAAAGTCATCCATCAATAAATGTTTAGCTCTGTCTGCTTTGTTCATACCAAAGATGTAACTGGTGCAGGGTTATAGTTCTCACCAAATCTACCAGCGCCGTAAAACGGTCCTTGCGTTGGCAGACTAAAGTTAGGGAACAAGTTAGCCATAGATTGACCCGCACTAGGATTATAACCGCCAGTTGGTTGTCCTGTACCACCTTGACCCGCTTGAGATGTGTACTGACCAACCATAGACGGCATTAGCGCAACAATGGCACTTAACTCATCTGCACTCATACCCGCACCACTTGCACCAGATGTATCTGTCTTTGGCTTAAGCGCACTAGCCGCAGCCAATCCGCCTAACGTCAACCCGCCTTTAATCAGGATACCGTATGGTCCAGCAAGTACATCAGTGC